TAAAGGCTAAAAACCTTTTAAGACTTAATGGGTATTCAGTTAGCAAGAATATAGATATTAAAATAAATAAAACACGAGGTGTTGCGTGTATTGACAACACCAAAATTTAATTTATATATTATGAGTGCAATTATCAACGGAAGTATTAGAGTAGATAGACTACCTAAAGAAAAATTCATCAAAGGTAAGGACGGTGCAGTTTACTACAATTTCACAATCGCAGTACAAGATGAAACCAGGTATGGTAACAACGTAGCTTTTATGGATAGCCAAACCAAAGAAGAAAGAGAAGCAAAGGTTGCTAAAAACTATCTCGGTAATGGTAAGGTAGTTTGGATGAGTGACCAAGGTGTAACGGTTGCAGAAAGAGATGACCAGCCACAAGCGGTAAAAGAACCAGCAAGTGATGATTTACCATTTTAATTAATAAAGGGTGTAGGTTTTTAACTTACACCTTTTTTTTTATATATTTAACGAATGACAGAAAAAGAAACAGAACAGAATATGTTAATGGAATTTATTGCAGATAGTTGCAAGATTGATATTAACGAAAAATTAGAATACCCACCAGTATGTTTAAGCTATGGTGAAAAGGTTTTACAATCAGATAAAGGTGATAGCATTATCCCAATTTCTTTGGGAACTTATGGCAACCTTTCAGTAATTACTGCACCACCAAAAACAAGAAAAACATTTTTTGTATCATTATTAGCTAGTGCATATTTAAGTGGAACAAATATTTATGGTGGTAATATAAAAGGTCATAGGGGTAATGGTGATTTAATTCACATAGATACAGAACAAGGTGCTTGGCATTGCAGCAAAGTATTTAGAAGACCATTAGATATGGATAGCAACATACCAAAAGACAAATACCACACCTTTGCATTGCGTACAATAGGTTTTAAGGAACGATTAGAATTTATTGAATACTATCTAAAGGAAAACATAAAAGAACCATCTCTGGTTATTATAGATGGTGTAGCAGATTTATGTGCAGATGTAAACAACATAGAAAAAAGCAATGAATTAGTAAGTGCATTAATGAGAATAAGCCAACAACAAAACGTGCATATAATTTGTGTGATACATCAAAACTTTGGTAGTGCAAAACTTGGAACTGGTCATCTAGGTTCTGCATTAGAAAAGAAAGCTGAAACCGTAATAAGTTTAGAAGCCAACACAGTAAACAAAGATTACACAACGGTAAAGTGTGGTAGAAGTAGGGGTTACTCTTTTGAAACATTTAGTTTTCAAGTAAATGAAAAAGGTTTACCGATAATAGTAGGTGATTTATATGACCCATTAAAATAGATATGGTACAAAAAACAATGATATTAGTTGCTGCAAAGCATAAAGAATGGTTAGAAATAGTTTTATCCTTTGGGTGCAAACAAGAAGTAGCAGAAGATTTAGTACAAGAAATGTATATTAAAATACAACTTAAACTTGAAAAGGGTTTAGATATAATGTACAACGAAAAAGAAATAAACTACTACTATATCTTCAAAACATTAAGAACATTGTTTTACGATTTAAAAAGAAAAGGCAAAAACATCACTATGGTTTCTATAGATGATATTCATTTAACAACTACAGATGTAAACTTTACTGAACCATACGATAAAATACAAGAAGAACTATCAAAAATGTTCTGGTATGATAGAAAGGTATTTGAAATAATTAATGAGGGTGAAAGCATTGCAGAATTTTCTAGGAAAAGTATGATACATTACTATTCACTTTACAACACATATAACAAAGTAAAAAATAAATTAAAAAAAATATTATGAGTTTAATTAGAAACAAAAAACAAATAAAACAAGGTATTGACTTTAGTGGTATTAAAAACGGTGCTATACACCCATCAGATATAGATGCTGTATTGGAGTTTAACAATGAAGCATTAATACTTATAGAAGTAAAAAGAAAAGGCAACACATTACCAACTGGTCAAAGATTATTGCTTGAAAGAATATCTGATAGCTGGCACACAAAAAAGGTTGTATCATTATTTCTTACGCACGAAAATTATGACCCAAATGAATTAATTGAATTACATAAGTGTAAGTTAGACAAATATTATTGGAATGGTAAATGGCTTACACCACAAACTGAAAAAGATTTGGTAACCATACTAAATGAGTTAGGTGTAAAATGGAATATCAAAAAACTTAAAGTATGAAACTAGGAAACATTATTTATTACATAACTAAATATACTGGCATTAAATACCTAGTAGATAAATACCATAAATTAAGAGGTACTAAATGTGACTGCAACAACAGAAGAAAAAAGTTAAATGAAATAAAAATTGATAGATGGTAAAATTTAATAAACAAGACTTTGAAAGCTGGAGCAACTTTAGGTCAGAACCAAAAAGCACATTGCAACCTTATGAATTTGATTTAATTTGTGAGTTACACGCAACGTACTACAAACATAAATACCAAAAACCTTGCACTTGCAATCCAAAGAAAATAAAATTATGGATAAAACAACTAAATATAATTTGGAACAATGGGAATTAAAACAATAAACGAATGGGAGAAAGCAGTTGTATTTCTTCTTAATTTAGATGGTTGGGATTTAGAATGGTGTGGTGAGGGTTACACTAGATACGATGCAAAAGGAAAAACACCTAAAGGAAAAAATTGCGTTATAGAGATGAAATTCCGCAATAAGTACTATGAGGAAAAGATGCTTGAAAAAGACAAGTACGATGCTTTAATGGCTTTAGATGATGAGGTAAAGATATACTTTGTTAATGACCCCAAAGGAAACTTTATGTATTGGCTCAACACTTTAGAGATGCCAAAGACAGTAAAGAAGTATTGTCCAGATACTACAATGTGGACAAAGAAAAGATTGCTTAAAGATGTTTACTTGCTTAAAGAAAACCAAGCAGTTAGAATTAATATAAATATAGAACCAAATTAGTTGTTAAATGTTTTGTTTATAAGGTAAATAGTATTACATTTGGATATTATTAATTTAAAAACAGAATAAAATGAAAACAATTAAAAACAAAGTTTACACAAAAAAAGATTTTAACAATGTAATTATACCATCTTGGCAAAGGTGGAGAAATGAAAACAATGTTAAAGATTTAGCGGAAGCGGTTTCAACACAAGGTCAAATGCGTGATGTATTAATTAGTGTTACAAAAGATGGCACTAAAATATTAACCGATGGGGCACATTTAAAATCTGCAATGTTAGATGTTCTAAATCTTAAAAAAATAAGTGTTAAGGAGATTTATGTGAAAGACCAAGAAGATGCAAGAAAGTCTTTTATATCATTTAACACAAGGGGTAAAGTTTTAAAGCAAATTGATTATGTAGTTAGTTATGCTGGTTCAAATCACAAAGTATATAAAAAGTTTTTACGTGATGTTTTACAAAGCCCAAAAAATTTAAAAGAAGCAAGTGATGTGCATAGTAAACTATTTACAATACCAGCTTTAATAAAAATATTTTTAGGTGAAGCAAAGAACATAAAAAATGGTTCTGCTAACTTAACAAAAGAATTTAACAGAACTTTAAACCTGGTTGAGTATTTAGGTGAAAACTATTTAAAGAATGGAAAACTAATAAAGCATTTAGAAAAAAATGGTAAAGCAATGAAATTAAATGGAGGAAGTATAATACCAGTTATGAGTAAAATAAAATCAAATAATATTCTTGAAAAGACTAATAAAGAAATATTAGATATGTTAATTGACTTTACAACATACCATTTTAACTCAACACAAAGTTGTTCATTTACTAAAGATGCGGTTGAGCAAACCTTTTCAACATATGTAAAAGAATTAGTATAATGAAAGGATATATTTATAGTGCCCAGATACCAATGTTTGGGCACAAAGATATTATAGGTTATGGTACTGATGAATTTTGTATTAAAGAAATAGAAAAGGATATAGCTAATAAAATTATTATAGAAAATCATTATAGCAAAAAAGTGTATAATGCAACGTACATACATTTAGGGGTATTTATTAAAAATAAATTATTAGGTGTATTACAGTATGGTTATGCTATGAACCCAGCAAGTTGTGGCAGTGTTGTTATGGGTACTGAAATGAACCAATATTTAGAACTTAACCGTATGTGGTTAGATGATATGGCTAAAAAAAATAGTGAAAGTATGGCTATTTCTTATAGTATCAAATACATAAAAGGTAAATTAAAAACTATAAAATGGATACAATCATTTGCAGATGAAAGATGTGGTGGTTTAGGTATTGTTTATCAAGCTTGTAGTTTTAGATATTATGGTGAACATACAAGTAGTTTTTGGGAACTTGAAAATACAATGTACCACAATACAAGTATGACTGTATCAAAGAAAAGTGAAAGATATAAAAACAATGTTGGTGGTTGTAGATATTTACAAACAAATAAAGAACAAGCAACTAAACACGATTTAAGACAATTTAGATACATAAAGTTTTTAGACAAAAGCTGGGTTAAGAAATGCAACCATAAAGAGCAACCATATTTAAAACACTATAATAACGATTGATGGAAGTAAACAAAGCAGCTTGGGAAAAGTTAAAAAAGCAAATAGAATTTCATACTGAACAAGATAGTGAGATTACTGATGTACAAATTAACTACCAAGTAAAAGAAAAGAAGAACAGAAATTATTTAAAACTTAACATAACAATAGACAAATGGAACAAGATAACAGGATAGACAGACTACAAGCAAGAATGGAAGAACAACAAGAACTAATTGCAGTACTTTACAAGCAACTAGATGAAAAAGACAATCATACATATGTAGGTGAAACACATACACTACATTGTTCTGATGGTGAACTTGTAATTGGTTACGGTAATGTAGATGAAGACAAAACACTTGTAATGGATGCTGACCAGCTTTTTAGAGACTTACCAAGTATTATTAGTATGGTGTGCAAAGAACAAAAGAAGATACAACAGATGCACCTAGAAATGATTAAAATAGCACAAGCAGAATTATGATTTTATTAGTAGATGCAGATAGTTTAATCTTTGCTAGTTGTTACCGTAAAAGAGAAACACCAGATGATGAAAAGTACTACACCGATATAGAGGATAGTAGAAACAAGTTTGACCAGCAGTATATGCGAATTGTTAACGACTTGGAAGAAAAATATACAATAGACAAGGTATTATGTTTTAGTGGTTCAAAGGGTAACTTTAGAAAACTCATAACAAAGAAGTACAAAGCCAATAGAAAGAAACAAGAACTGCCACCTCTTTTAAATGAGATGCACCAATTTGTAAAAGACCAATATGATAGTATATGGGGTTACGGTATTGAAACAGATGATATGGTTGCAAGGTACTGGAAACAGATTAGTGATGATATAGGTAGGGATGAGGTTATGATAGTCAGCATAGATAAAGACTATAAACAGTTTCCTTGTTTGATGTACAACTATCACTACAAGCACCAGGTTGTATTAGACATAACAGAAGAAGAAGCTATGTACAATTTCTATGAGCAAATGATTGTTGGTGATACTGCTGATAATGTAAACTACTTTAAGGGTAAGGGTGTTAAGTTTGCAGAAAAGCATTTTAAAGACTGCAACACTAAATACCAATACACAAGAAAGCTATACGAATTATTTAAACAAGAATACAAAGGTAAAGCAAGACAAAAATATGCAGAGTGCTATCACCTTTTAAAATTAAGAACAGAATAAATATGACACTCAAAGAAAAAAAAGCAAAGAAAATATATAGGTTAGCTAACAGAGAAGCAATATTGAAACAACAAAAAGAATACAGAGAGGCTAACAGAGAAATTTTAATAAAAAGGAAGAAGCTGTGGAGAAAAAATAATCCAGATGCTTATGCTTTAATAAGACAGAGATACAGAGACAATAACAAAGAGAAAATTTCAGCTTACAATAAGATGTATAGAGAAAGAAACTTTGCTTTAAAAGGAGAAATAAAATGAAAGATAAAATAGTTGAAGACTTAAAAAGAGAGTTTGACATAAGAAGTTGTGTAGGAATAGATAAATACAAAACAACACTACAAGACAATAACAAAGATGACTTTTTACAACACTTAAAAGAAGAACTAATGGATGCAGCATTATATATCCAAAAACTACAAAGCAATGGTAAATGATTTAGAGATAGTCAAGGAAGCAATACAAAACCAAGACTATCAAGATGCAATTAAAATGTTAACCGAAATACAAGAAGATTTAAAAATATTAGCTTTATGCAAAACGATATAGACAAACTAGAAACACCAGAACAAATAAGTGATTTGCTTATACAATTATCTGGAATAGATATATACAAACAAACAAGACAAGCAGAATATGTAGAACATCGTGCTTTACTATGTCATATATTAAGAAACAAACTAGATATGAGATGGGTAAGCATATCAGACTTTATAAAATCAAACGGTAAATCATTTGACCACGCAACAGCAATACACGCAAACAAAATGTATCCTATCTATAAACAATCAAGATTTGATTACTATGATAAGCTAGAAAGCAATTTTATAGTAAGGTCACAATTACAATACAGCCAATTGTCGAGATTAGAGATTATAGAAAAAAAACACGAAGCACTAGAAAAAGATTATTTTAAAGCAATAGAAAAACTAAACAAACTAACAAAAGAAAGTAGCCTAACACATAATGAAAAGAAATACAGAAACCTAGAAGAAGAACAACAAGATATGTATGATGAACGTGCAGCTTTAGTGTTAAGGTCTTTTGAATGGAAACAAAACAATAGTGAATACGAAATAATTAACTGTGCAACTTAAAAACAGAACTATGAACAGAAAAAAAATAATACAAAAGCTACAACAACTATTAGACAAGCTACCAAAGGGTAAAGAAAGAAAAGCAATAAAAGAAAGACTGTTAAACTTAAAGCTAAAAAGATGATATATAACGAGAATTGTCTTGATACAATGTCAAGAATGAAAGATAACCATATTGATTTAACTGTAACGTCTCCACCTTATGACAATCTAAGAGATTATAAAGGTTATAGCTTTGACTTTGAGAGTATAGCTAAAGAGCTTTATCGAGTAACTAAAGAAGGTGGGGTTGTGGTTTGGGTAGTTGCAGATGGTGTGAAAAATGGAAGTGAAAGTGGAACGAGTTTTAAACAAGCACTATATTTTAAAGAATGCGGCTTTAGATTAAATGATACTATGATTTATCAAAAAGAAAATTTTATACCATTAACTCATAAAAGGTATGAACAAGAGTTTGAATATATGTTTGTTTTTAGTAAAGGGAAACCAAAAAATTTTAACCCTTTAATGATTGACTGCATACACGCAGGAAAAACAATAAAAAGAAGTAGAAAGACAAATGAAAAAGGCATAGGGTTAAGAGAAAAGCAAACATATTTAAAAACAAAAGATAAAAAACAAAAGGGTAATGTTTGGAAATATAAAACGGGTGGCTATAATACAGCTAATCACGTTGCACAGTTTCCAGAACAATTAGCAAATGACCACATAATTAGTTGGAGCAATGAAAACGATTTAGTTTATGACCCTTTTATGGGTAGCGGAACAACTGCAAAGATGGCAATATTAAATAATAGAAATTGGATAGGAAGTGAAATATCAAAAGAGTATTGTGATATTATAAGAGAAAGACTTAATTTAAAAAACAAAGTTTAATTACGTTATATAATTGAATAAACAAATTTGTATCAAATGGATAAAAGAAAAAATAACGGTGGTGTAAGAGAGGGTGCTGGTAGACCAAAGAAAGCTGATGAACTTAAACTAATAGAAAAGCTAGATAACCTTATAGATAATGATGAGGTGATTAAAACACTAGGTAAACAAATCTTAAAGGGTGATAGTCGTGCTATGTCATTATACTTTGGTTACAGATATGGTAAACCAAAAGAGAGTGTGGATATAACATCATCAGAAGGGTTTAATATTAACTTTAAAGATATCATCAAATTTAAGTGATAGACATAAACACAAAGTATGAACCTATCCAAACATCAGATGCTAGATATTATATTGTAACTGGTGGACGTGGTTCGGGTAAATCGTATTCTATAAACTTGCTATTGTTGTTGCTTACTTTTGAAGCTGGGCATACAATCTTATTTACAAGGTTTACATTGTCGAGTGCTTACATTTCTATTATACCAGAATTTATAGATAAGATAGAAACACTTAAACTACAAGACTATTTCCATATCACAAAGGATGAGATACGAAATAAGCTATCTGGTAGCAAGATAATCTTCAAGGGTATTAAGACATCAAGTGGTGACCAAACAGCGAACCTAAAGTCTTTAACTAATGTTAGCACCTGGGTAATGGATGAAGCTGAAGAACTGCAAGATGAAAACATATTTGACAAGATAGATTTAAGTGTAAGAAATCTCAAACAAAAGAATAGGGTAATACTTATTTTAAACCCAGTTACAAAAGAGCATTGGATTTATAACCGGTTCTTTGAAGATAAAGGTGTACAAGCTGGTTCTAATGCAACCAAAGGAAATACAAACTACATACACACAACTTATTTAGATAACATAGAAAACCTATCTAAAAGCTATTTAGAACAAATAGAAAACATTAAGAAACGTAGACCAGATAAATACAAACATCAGATGCTTGGTGGCTGGCTTTCAAAAGCAGAGGGTGTTATTTTTTCTGACAACTGGCAGATAGGTGAATTTAAAAAAGTAGGTGTAAGTGTGTATGGTCAAGATTATGGATTTGCAGCAGATGAAAATACTTTAGTAGAAACCAACATTGATAGCACAAACAAGATAATCTATTTAAAGGAATGCTTTTACTTGAAAGGTCTTACCACATCAGAAATAGCTAACCTCAACCTTAAACACGCTAATAATAGTCTTATAGTAGGTGATAGTGCTGAACCTAGATTGCTACACGAACTAAAAGCCAAAGGTTGTAATGTAGTCAAAGCAATAAAAGGGCAAGGTTCAATTACTTATGGTATAGCTTTACTACAAGATTATGATTTGATAGTTGAAGAAAACAGTATTAACCTCATCAAAGAACTAAACAACTATTCTTGGCTTGAAAAAAAGTCTAAAACACCACAAGACAAATTCAACCATATTATAGATGCAATCAGATATGCTGTATCATATCAACTACAAAACCCAAATAGGGGTAATTACTTTATAAGCTAAATTACTTATAACTAGCACATTATAAATTATTTTAAAGATAGTTGTTAAATTGTTTGTTTATAACATATAGTTATGTGTATATTTGCGTATAACTAATTAACTAACTAAAACTATTTTATTATGACTTTTACTAAACTAGAGCAAACAATACTAAACGGATTAAGCCCTTTTGAAGCAGACGAAATTTCTTGCGATATCGAACTTCTAGAAGATGAAATCTACGACCAAACAGGAGGCACTAGAATAAGCCCTAACACACTTAGGGGGGCTATAGCATCTCTAGTAAAAAAAGAGATTTTAACCGTTGATGAAGGGTTAATATACCGAATAGACTAACAACTAACGGGGGTGTAAAAGCCCCCTTAACAAAACAGATATGAAAGAAATAATAAACAATTTAGAATATGTGATTGATGACATTGAAGCAAGGATATTTAATAGCCTTGATAGAGATGAGGTGTGTATGCTTACAAGAGCAAAGCAAGAAGCTACTGCAACACTTACTACATTAAAATACATCAACCAATAATGTTTAGTAATTGCTGTGATGCTGAAGCATCCTATTTAAGTGATGAAATATGTGGTGATTGTTTAGAACACGCAGAGTTTAATGAATAAGCAAAGGGTAGGAGTTATCCACTAACAATAAATTTGGTCGTTGACGGTTATCACGGAGGCTACCTACCTTTTTTTAAAAACAAACAGATGAAGAAATTAATAAACAAAATTTTAGTAAAAAGAAGCATCAGACCTTATAAGGTAATAGCTTTATCAACTGGTGTAATTGTAGAACATTACCGTAATGGTAAACTTAAAACAGAATATTATGGATTGGTATAACCCAGAAGAATACAAAGAGTATGAATGCACAGAGTGTGGCACAGAAATAGATAAGCCTGGAGTTTGTTCTGGTGCGTGTCACGAAGCAAGTATGATTTAACGGATTAAATAAGGATAGTATGGATACAAAAGAAGAAATTAAACAAATAGCCTACGACTTTACAACAAGCAAAGGGGATTGTAAAAAATTAGAGAACCGAATATTATCTTTATTTGGTGTTAGCCAACAACGTGAACTGTTAATTGCGTTTCATAAATGGCAACAGAAAATGTGGACAAATCCAAACTCTGAAATTACAGAAAATGTTGTAGATGTTTACCTAAAAAGCAATTTATAGTGGCTAACGGATTTGTGTAAACGTAGTTGTGATAAATTTAAAACAAAGTAAGATGAAAAACAGAATAATTGAAATATGTGAGTTAGGACAACCACAAAGCATAATACATAGAGAAAACCAACCAATTACAGAATTAATAAAAACAGATAGTTTGATAGAAGAACTTAACCAACAATTACGTTTACACGTTGTTAGTAATTGTACGACCTGTAATGTTGAAATAAATTACAAAGGGGTTTGTGATATGTGCTATTTTGAATTAAAATTAAATGACCTTGATTAGTATTATTACTAACATCGTATAACGTCAATAGAAAGATTTAGTTAAGTTAGTTTTGAGTAAGAGGTGCATCGTAAATGGTGTGCCTTTTTTTATTATATTTACTCTAGTATAAAAAACCATTTTAAAAACGTTATATAAGTATGAAAGTTGAATTGATAGTACCAAGTGATTTATCTGAAATAACACTAAAGCAATACCAAAAGTTTCTAAAGCTGCAAGACAGCAATGAGGATAGTTACTTTTTACAATGTAAGATGATAGAGATATTTTGCAACCTGGAAGCAAAGAATGTAAGGATGCTTAAGGTAGGTGATGCAAACAAAGTTGTTGAGGTTTTAAATAATATGTTTGAAGCGAAACCAGACTTAACAAGAAGATTTAAAATTGGTGGTGTTGATTATGGAATGATACCAAACCTAGATGATATTAGTTTGGGTGAATATATAGATTTAGATACCTACATTGGTGATTGGCAAAATATGCAAATAGCAATGAATGTATTGTATAGACCAATAGAAAAATCAATAGGAGAAAAATATACTATTGTAGACTATGAGGTTGATGCAAAAGAAAAGATAGAAGAAATACCTATGGACATTGTTCTGGGTTCAATTTTTTTTTTGTACAATTTAGGGATAGAATTATCAATGGTTATGGTGAACTATTTGGAGCAGCCGCAAACGGACAACTCGATGCATCAACAAATTTTTCAAGAAAATATGGATGGTATCAAAACATCTTCACTAGCCTCGCTCAAAACGATATTAGAAGAATTGAAGATATCACTAAATTAAATGTACATAAATGCTTATATGCTTTAGAGTATATGAAAGAAAAAGCAGAACTAGAAGCAAAAAGAATTAAACAAAATTTCAAATGAGCAATCAAGGTGTAAGAGGGTATTACCAATTAACCTCAACAATAGAAGACCAACTACTACTAGATGTAAATACTAATACCGTTTCTATTGGTGACATTAGCGATGTAAACCTAAACAAGCAAGATATATTCCCATTGGCACATATCATTGTAAATAGTGTAAGTGTAGAAGAACAAGTGTTGAGGTTTAGCATTACAATACTAGCTTGTGACATTGTAGACCAAACAAAGGATTTAACGACAGATAGATTTACTGGTAACACTAATGAGCAAGATATTTTAAACACGCAACTAGCGGTCTTAAATAGGCTTGTACAAAGGTTAAGAATGGGACAGCTACACCAAGATATGTACCAACTAGAGGGTAACCCAAGTTTAGAACCTTTTATGGATAGGTTTGAAAACCAATTAGCTGGATGGTCAGCATCAATGGACATATTAATTTACAACGATATATACATCTGCTAATGGAGTTTAACAATCTTGAAGCTGTAATGACCCAATACGCTAAATATGTAATCCAGCAGTCTAGAAGCAGATTAACAAAAGATGATAAAGGTGGTGGTGATTTATACAACTCTTTATCTTATAACTTGCTAGAAGATGACCAAGCAATGTTGGTTGAATTTATGATGGAAGATTACGGTGCTTTTGTTGATAGAGGTGTAAAGGGTAAGACCTCAACATATCCACAAACAAGTGCAGCACTATCACCATTTCAATATGGTAGCGGTACTGGTCCAAAAGGTGGTTTAACCAAAGGTATTGATAAATGGTTAAGAAAGAAAAGGTTTCAATGGCGAGATAAAAAAGGTAAGTTTATGAGTTACCAAAGTATGAGATACTTAATTGTAAAAAGTATTTACAACAAAGGTTTAAAAGCAAACTTATTCTTTACAAAACCATTTGTAGCTGGAATACAAAAATATGAATTAGATATGGGAAAAGCATTTGCAGAAGACATAAGGTCACAGATGGTATTCACCGAAAAATAAAATTATGGATTGGACATTAGGCATAGCATTTCATTACCCACATAACAGACTTATGTTAGGATGGGAATACATCGCAAAAGATGAAAGATATACATACACAACAATAAGGTTCTATTTGTTTATAGCAACCCTAACACTAGACTACTAAGATGGCAAATTTAGCATTAAGAAATCCACAATTTAAAAGTTTAATAATACCATCATCTGGTGTATTATCTACTATATGCGAAGTAACGATAGGTGGAACATTAAGATACACTTTGATTAAAAACGTACAACCAAGTACAACTGTTAATTTTGATATAGCTGAACTTGCAAGGGATTACATAGAAATAGAATTTAAAAGTAACTATGTATTACAAACAATAGATATTGTAACTACACTAACTAATAAAGCTGGTTTAAATGGAACAGGTTCAACTGTTGACATACCATCAACAATAACTGATAGAGGTTTTGAAGCCTATGGAACTTTTGAAGAAGGAGTAAATCCAGAGGTACCATTTAGAAACGCACCAACTTACTTAATACCTACAACAGATACAAGTACCTTTACAATATTTATACCTAACAATACTGCTGGGATAATTCCAAACATAACATCTTTAAATGGTTTAGCAGTAACACCATACACGGTAAGTGATACAAGTGTAACAACAGTTGATAATGTAGTGTGTAATATAAAAAGGATTGATTGCACAAAGTATGGTATTGGTAATAAGATAACATACATCAACAAGTATGGTGCGCAACAAGATTTGTGGTTCTTTTTAAAAGAAAGTAAAAACCTTGCAAGAACAAATGAGGGTTATAAGTCAAACACAATAACCTATCCAAGTGGTGGTGCAACATACTCTGTGCAAGATGCACCAAACAAAGTATTTAACACACAAGCAAAACAAACACACATCTTAAGTAGTGGGTATTATCCAGAGTTTGCAAATCAACAATTTGAAGAACTATTATTAAGTGAGTACGTTTGGTTATCTAAACTGGTAAGTGGTGTTGGTGTGGCTAGTTATATAGTTGTACCAGTTAAAGTTAAAACCTCATCATTAGCTTTTAAAACAAGTGTAAATGATAGGCTAATAGAATACACAATAGAATTTGAAGAAGCATTTGATTACATAAACAACATTAGATAATGCGTAGATTACAATTATACATAGGTACTCAAAGAGTAGATTTATTTAAGGATGAAACGGTTTCACTTACCCAAACAATAAAGAATGTAAAAGATTTAGCAAAGGTCTTTACTGAATTTACGCAAACTTTTTCTGTTCCAGCATCTAGTGTAAACAATAAGATATTTCAACACTATTATAACTTTGATATAAGTAATGGTTTTGATGCAAGAAAAAAAGCAGATGCAAGAATTGAATTAAATGATTTACCTTTTAAAGATGGTAAAATAGCTTTGCAAGGTGTTGAGTTAAAAAACAATGTTGCTCATACATATAAAATTACTTTCTTTGGTAATACAGTTAATTTAAAAGATATTTTAGGTGATGCTCAATTAAGTAGTTTAAGTTTTTCAGATTACTACAATAGAGATTATGATTTTGCTACTGTAACAAGTGTTATGGAAGATGGTGTTACACCTTTTATTGTTCCTTTAATAACACACACAAACAGATTAATTTATAACGGGGTTGCACACGCAGTATTTAACCCAGAAGATACAATAAACAATATTGCTGCACACAATGCAGATACACAAAATGGTGTTGAATGGAACCAGTTTAAATATGCTGTAAGGTTACAGACAATTATTGATGCAATAGAAACAAAATACGATATTGCGTTTTCAGATGATTTTTTTAATAATGTAAATAACGAACAATTTGCTACATTGTTTATGTGGTTACATCGTAAAAGTGGTTCTGTTGATAGACCAACACAAGTTGAGGTTATACAAACAAAGCTGCAAGACTTAATTGTAAAAACTGGTTCTGATGAAAGAATATCTACAGTTGAAAATGGTATCATAACCGTTAATGCACCAATAGGTGTTTTTCCAGCAACATTTAAATTAGAGTTAGACCCGTTTGATAATGCTGTTACATACAATGTACAAGTATTAAAAAATGGTGGTACTGTAATTGGTGAACTAAATGGTGTACAAGGTGACCAAACATTAAACATTTCTGCTGGACCAGATGGTTTAGAAGATAATTCAACTTACTTAATACAATTTAGTGGGGTAGGTTTGAGTTTTGCGATAAATGCTATTGATGTTAGGATTGGTTGGATAGATGGCTTAAATTTCACAACTGGTTTTGATACATATCATAATGAATTTGCTTTTACAACATCAGATGTTTTTGAGTTTAACATAGTTGAGCAATTACCAAAGATGAAGATTATAGATTTTCTATCTGGTTTGTTTAATATGTTTAACCTTACTACTTATGTAGATAACGTTGGAACAATAGTAGTTAGAACATTAGATAGTTACTATTTAGATAGCACACAAGTTTACAACATAGATGAATACCTTGATACTACAAAATCAACATCAGATATTGCACTACCTTTTAATGAAATATCATTTAGCTATAAAGGTTTAGGTACATTATTAGCAAAGCAATTTGAACAGCTTACCAATAGTGGGTGGGGTTCTTTAAGTTACACACTAAATGGTGGTATTTATGATGCACCAAGTGAACCATATAAAATAGAATTACCATTTGAGCATTTTCAGTTTGAAAGATTGTATGATGCTGGACAATCAACAACAACATCAACAGATATACAATGGGGTTATTCTGTAAATGAAAACTTACAATCATATATTGGTGAACCTTTATTGTTTTATGCAATAGGCATTGAGAGTGGTGACCCTATAAGAATAAGAAATACAGCAGATAGTGCAGTTGAAGATATTACTGATTACGTTATACCATCAAATAGTCAAGCACTTTCACCAAGCACTAACAAGTTTAACATACACTTTCAAAATGAGTTAAATGAATACTTGGCAAATGAACCAACAGGTGGCGGTTTTGCACCAGTATCACCAGCATTACAATTTACAGATACATTATTTGAAACAGAATACAAAGAGTACATACAAGATGTATTTAACTTTAGAAGAAGATTGTTAAAGGTTACTGCTTACTTACCTATGAAGGTTTATTATAACTTACAACTAAATGACTTAATAGAAATAGGTCAAGATAGGTACAAGATTAATTCACTAACAACAGACTTAACAACTGGTAAAACAGAATTTGAATTACTAAACACAATACTATGATTAAGAATATAATTGACTTGCTACAAGTTGTTGATGGTGAAACTGAAAACATAAAGATAGCACAGGGAAAATATAAATTAGCAGAAACACTTTCAAGTGGGTTTAAACAAACAAAAAGAAATTTAAGATGGCGCAAAAAATAGAAGTAGAATTTGAATTAAAGTACAAAGAAGCCGTTAAGAATTTAGATGAATTCCAAAAGGAATATTCCAAACTTGAAAAGGAAGTTGTAAGTGCTAATAAAAAGACTGCTGAAAGTTTAGAGAAAGTAGAAAAAGGTGCAAAGGATGGTGCAAAGGGAATTAAGAAAGTTGGTATATCAATAGGAAACCTAGCCAAAGCATCTGGTATTATATTCTTATTACAAAAAGCATTTGAATTTGTAAGTAGTGCAATACAAGAAAACCAGGCTGTGATGGATAGCTTAAATGTTGTATTTGATACTGCACAAGCTGTTTTTAATCAAGTTGTAAATGCTGTTATTTCTATTTATGAAAGTGTATCATCTGCAACAGAAAACTTTGATGCTCTTGGTAAGGTAATGAGTGGATTACTTACACTTGCATTAACACCTTTTAAAAATGCTTTCTTTGGGATTAAGTTAGCTGTTCAAGCTGCACAACTTGCGTGGGAAAAATCTATTTTTGGTGATGGTGACCCAACAACTATAAACCAATTAAATGATGCCATTGCACAAACAAAACTTGATTTAACAGAAGTAGCCATTGAAGCTAACAAAGCTGGAAACGATATTGTAGATAATTTTAGTGAAGCAATAACAGAAGTTGGAGCAATAGGTGAAACTGTTGTAAATGAACTTGGTAAGGTAAGTGTAAAGTCTGCATTAGAAACAGCCAAAACAAACCAAGAATTAAAAAAGTCTGCTGAAATAGCTGCTGCACAAAGTAGAATATTATTAGAACAATTTGATAGGCAAGCAGAACTACAAAGACAAATTAGAGATGATGAAACAAAAAGCATAGCAGAAAGACAAGCAGCAAACAATGAGTTAAATACTATTCTTGAAAAGCAAGAAACAGAAATGACTAAAAATGCTCAATTAGTCAAAGCAGCAGCACAAGCACAATTTGAATTAACTGGCAAAACAGAAGACTATGTAAGGGTATTAGAAGCAGAAGCAGATATACAAGGTGTAGCGGCACAAGTAACAGGTTTTAAATCTGAACAACAAACAAACGCAAATGCTTTAACAAAAGAAGCTACAGAATTAAAAAATGCAGAACTAGAAAGTGAAAGTTTATTATCTATTGAGAAAAAAAGATTTAATGCAGAACTTATAGAAGATGAACTTTTAAGATTACAAAGATTATCAGAAATTGATATACTTGAAGCTGAACAAGAAACGACAAGATTACAAGCTATTGTAGATAACGCAGCTGCTGGTACACAAGCAAAGGTAGATGCACAAATAGCATTAGACCAATTTTCAGAAACATCAAGGCAAACTAACTTAACAAGAGATGAAGAAATAGCAGATGCAAAAATAGAAATATCAAAAACAGAAGCAGAAGCAAAAAAGAAGAATTTAGATGATACCGCAAATGTATTACAAAGTTTTAGCGCAATAGCTGGTGAAGAAACTGCTGCTGGGAAAGCCTTTGCGGTTGCTGCTGCAACAATAAACACATACAGAGGTGTATCTGATGCACTTGCTGCGGTAACTGTAACACCTTTTGAAACTGCATTAAAGTTTGCTAATGCTGCTGCTATCGGTGTAGCTGGTATTGCTAATGTAAAGAAAATATTAAGTGTACAAGTACCTGGTGCTAGTGGAGCACCAAGTGGTGGAGTGCCAACAACAACAACCGCACAACCTCCAGCATTTAATGTAGTGGGTGCAAGTGGTGAAACCCAATTAGCAGATGCAATAGGAAGTCAAACACAGAAACCAACTAGGGCATTTGTAGTTTCAAATGACGTAACCACAAGCCAAGAACTAGATAGAAACATTATAGAGGGTGCAAGTATATAAATGCAAAATTAAAAACTAAACACGTTATATATTTATGAAGATAATAGAACTTATTTTAGATGAAGAACAAGATGATATTGGAGTAGAAGCAATTTCTATTGTAGAAAGTCCAGCTATTGAAAGTGATTTTGTTGCTTTAAAGAACCAAGAAATAAAATTAGCAGAAGTAGACAAAGAAAAGAAAATACTAATGGGTGCATTGTTAATACCAAATAAGCCTATTTACCGCAATGGTTCAGAGGGTGAGTATTATATATACTTTTCAAAAGATACTATTGTAAAAGCATCTCAAATGTTCTTACAGAAAGGAAATCAAAGCAATTCAACACTAGAACACGCAGAACCATTAAGTGGTTTAACATTAGTTGAAAGTTGGATAGTAGAAGACAAAGCAAAAGACAAAACTGCAATGTATGGTTTAGATGTACCTGTTGGAACTTGGATGGGAAGCGTTAAGGTAAACAATGATGAGATTTGGCAGGAATATATTTTGACCCAGAAATGCAAGGGGTTCAGCATAGAGGGGTATTTTGCGGATAAAATGGAAGCACCTAAAGAAAAGGTAGAAGAACAATTAAGTGAAGAATTATTAAGTAAAATTAAATCTATATTAAATAAATAAGTATGAAAAGTAACATTGAAAAAGTTTATAGCAAACTACCGAAAACAGAATTAGCAAAAGTTGAACTTGCAACACAAAAGATTGAGTTGTCTTTAATAGATGACATTAAAGCATCAAGTAATGATATTAAAAAATTTGCAAGTAATTTATTTAGTGAAAGAGAAGAATATGAGTTGACAGTAAAAAACATAAATTCTTTATCTAAAAAATACAGAAAATCATTTAATGATGCGTTAAAATTAGAAGATAGAGTGGTAAAAGCAGCAAAAGAATTAGGTGTTAGAATTGCAGATATACCAAATTATAAAAATCTAAATTCAAATATGAATGCACTTTTAACGGAGTTAGAATTTGCAGACAAAATAAAATAAATGCAAAGAAACAACAAAAATAAAACTTTTATACCTAGTAGGACATCACCTACTGGGGGTAATCGTGCTTGTTTATGTTGGGATACCAATAAGTATTCTATCTCTTGTTGTGATGGTTCTATGCAAGCGCAAGGCATTGGTGTAATAACAAGAACAGACTAAAAACGCAAATTTTAATTTAATAACCGTTATATAAATAGTATGAAAGCAAATGATATGTTAAACGAAATAAAAACACTTTTAAACATCGAGGTTAAACTTGAAGAACAAAAGTTAGAAAATGGTACTGTGGTAAGTGCAGAAGCATTTGAAAAAGGAAAAGAAATCTTTATTGTAACAGATGATGAAAAGGTTGCAATGCCAGTTGGTGAATACATCTTAGAAGATGGTAGATTGGTTGTTGTAGAAGCTGAGGGTGTTATTGCAGATGTTAGAGAAGTATCTGATGAAGTACCAGCCAAAGAAGAAGAAACAACAGAGGATTTAAAAGAAGAAAAAGAAGAAGAAAAAATGATGGATGAAGAAAACTATGTAACTAAAGATACCTTTAGACAGATGGAAGATAAAATCCAAAACCTAGAAGATGCTATTGCAGATTTAAAGTCTGACAAAGTAGAAGCAGAAGAAGTGGTTGAAGAAAAAGAAGTTGAAATGAAAGAAGAACTTTCATCAGTAAAACCAATCAAACATAATCCAGAAGCAAAAGCACCACAAAAAACACAAGTGCAATTTGGTAAAGGACAATTTAACACAACACTAGATAGAGTATTAAGCAAATTAAATAAATAAAAATGAATAAAAGAAACGTAAATTTAGCAACAACCACTAACATCACCACTACATATGCTGGTGAGTTTGCTGGTGAGTATATCGCAGCAGCTTTATTATCTGCATCAACTATTGATGATGGCGGTTTAACAGTAAAGGCAAACATTGCTTTTAAAGAAGTAATTAAGAAACTTGCAACAAATGCTTTAGTAGCATCTGCATCTTGTGATTTTACACCTACATCTACAATCACATTAACTGAAAGAATAATTGAGCCTAAAGAACTACAAGTAAACCTACAATTATGTAAGTATGACTTTGTAAACGATTGGGAAGCACAATCAATGGGATATGGATTAGGACAAACATTACCTCCAAAATTCACAGACTTTATGATTGCACACGTTGCAGCCGAAGTAGCGCAGAACACAGAATTTAATATCTGGCAAGGTGATACAGCAGCAGCAACTAACAACTCTTTTGATGGGTTTGAAAAGCTAATTGCAGCATCAGCAGCAGCAGGAGATATTCCAGCAGGACAACAAGTTGCAGCAGTAGCAGGTGGGTTATTATCTACAAACATTATTGATGAACTTTCTAAAGTAGTTGATGCAATACCAGCAGCACTATATGGTAAAGAAGATTTATTCTTATACATCGGAAGTAAAGCAGCTAAATTATATGTACAAGCACTAGGTGGCTTTGGAGCAAGTGGTTTAGGAGCGAATGGTGTAGCTAATATGGGTACGCAATGGTGGAACAACGGAAGCCTAACAGTTAACGGTGTAAAAATCTTTGTATGTCCAGGAATGGCTGACAACAAAATGTATGCAGCACAACGCTCTAACTTATACTTTGGAACTGGGTTACTAAATTCAGCACAAGAAGTGAAAGTACTAGATATGTCAGATTTGGATGGTAGTAACAATGTGAGAATGATACTTAGATTTACTGCAAGTGTTCAGTTTGGAATCGCATCTGACCTAGTAGAATACGCATAGTAATTAATTAATCAAAAAACTAGGGTAGGTGGTTTTATCTGCTTACCCTTTTTTTATATAACAATAACGCTGATATGGGTGTAACTACTTGATAATTAGCATAATACAAAAACAATGGCTTGTACATTAACATCGGGTAGACAACTACCTTGTAAAAGTGCCTTTGGTGGCATCAAACGTGTTTACTTTGCAGATTTCGGTGGTATCGGAAGTGTAACAGTAGACGCAACAACAAAAGAAGCAACAATAGTAGATGCTTCAACTCCATCTGTATGGTTTGAATATGACGTAAAAGGTAATTCTAGTTTAGAGACAAGTGTGACGTCATCTAGAGAAAACGGAACGACATTTTATACTCAAACTTTAAACCTTACACTAACATTTTTAGATGCTAAAACTCAATCAGAGTTGCAAATTTTAGCAATATCTAGACCAAATATTGTAGTAGAAGATTACTATGGTAATAGTTTTCTATGTGGTTTAGAGAATGGTATGGAATGCACGGGAGGTACTGTGGTTAGTGGCGCAAGCGCTGGTGACCTCTCAGGATTTACGCTAACATTCGAGGGAATGGAAGAAGTAGCACCTTTCTTTTTAGCAACAGCGGTTACACCATCTGCATTACAGATTGACCCAACACCAGTTGGAATACCACTTGACCCAGGACAAGGATAATTAAATATTTAGTTGAAATTAAAAGCATCCTTAATCGGGTGCTTTTTTTTTGTTTTTACAAATTACCTTTATTTATACGTTATATAATTGATGATACTTTTAAAACCAGAAGCTACCAATAGATTTACAATTATACCAAGAGAGTATGCAGCAAATGCTTATATGACTTTAAGAGATGATAGTACAAATGTTATTGTAGATTATACACTTGTACCAAGACCTGATGGTGTAGGTAATATTTTTATTCAAAATGATACTTACATTATATATGGTACAGAATATGTAAATTTAGTTGAGGGACATTTTTACGATGTAACATTGTATTCAGATGCAGAAAAAACAAATGTAATATATAGAGATAGAGCATTTTGTACCGCACAATCAGATGCAATACAAGTTGATAATGATTTTTACAAAATAAATAAAGACCAATATACAACGTATGATGGTAACAATAATGATTACATTGTAATATGAGAAAAAGAAACGAAAAGGGACAATTTGCAAAGGCATCTAAATCTTCAGAATTTGGCTTTGTTAATTTAAGTACATACACATCACCAGAGGTTAAAGAAGTTAATGGTGAGGAGTGGATTGAGTATGGTTCAGATAACAATTATTTTCAGTTCCTTATAGACCGCTACAATGGTTCACCTACAAACAATGCAGCTATTAATGGAATTAGTCAAGCAATCTACGGAAAAGGTTTAAATGCTACTGATAGCAATAGAAAACCTAATGAGTATGCACAGATGATTTCTTTGTTTAGAAAAGATGTTGTAAGAAGATGTTGTTATGACCTTAAGCTAATGGGACAAGCTGCTATTCAAGTTATATACTCAAAGGATAGAAGCAAGATTGTTCAATTAGAGCATATGCCTATCGAGACTTTAAGAGCAGAAAAATGTGATGAAAACGGAGATGTACCAGCATATTACTATTATAATGATTGGGCAAACATAAAAAGAACTGATGACCCTTTAAGAATACCAGCTTTTGGTATGTCTAAAGAAAATATTGAAATATATTACATAAAACCCTATAAATCAGGCTTTTACTACTATTCTCCTGTCGATTATCAGGGAGGTTTACAGTACTGTAGCTTGGAAGAGGAGGTGTCGAACTATCATTTAAATAACATAATGAATGGATTGTCTCCATCGATGTTGATTAATTTTAACAACGGAACACCAAACCAACAAGAAAGACAATTAATAGAAACAAAAATTGCACAGAAGTTTTCTGGGACCAGCAATGCGGGGAAATTTATTTTGGCTTTTAACGACAATAAAGAAAGTCAAGCGGAAATAACACCAGTACAATTAAGTGATGCACACAACCAATACCAATTTTTGAGTGAAGAAAGCACACAAAAAATAATGGTTGCACATCGTATTGTATCACCTATGTTATTAGGGATAAAAGATGGTAGTGGTTTAGGTAATAATGCAGATGAAATAAAGACTGCATCTTTGTTGATGGATAACACCGTAATAAGACCATTTCAAGAACTTTTAATTGATAGCTTTGACCAAATACTAGCTTACAATGATATAGCCTTAAACCTATACTTTACGACCTTACAGCCACTAGAATTTACTGATGTAGATAAAGACTTACAAGATAGTGAGACTATAGAAGAAGAAACAGGTGTTGAGATGTCGGTAAATCTTGCTAAATATCCTTGGGACAAATGTATTGCTGAACAAACTAAAAGGTATGGAGCAGCAGCAGCACCTAAAATATGTGGATATATAAAAGAAAATATGTCATCAATACAATTAAAAGATATTGACGGCAAACAAGCATACGGAACAAAAGAAGAGGCTGAAGCTATTGCAAAGATGATAGATTGCGAGGGTTACCACGAACACGAAGAAGATGGTAAGGTTTGGTATATGCCCTGTAAGTCACACGGTGAAGTTGATTTAGAAGAATTTGGTGAAGATGAAGATTTAAGCGAATGGACATTAATTGATGAAAGAAAAGTTGATTATGATAATGAAGATGCTCTTGATTATCAAATTGATGAACTAAACAAAAATAACAAAAGCACATTATCTAAAATATGGGAATTTGTTTCTACTGGTACATCAAGACCAAACGCAAAATCAAAACAAGATAAAGCTGTAAAAGATGTTGCCTTTAAAGTACGTTATCAATACGCACCTTTAAAAGATACATTTGACAAAGAGGGTAAAAATGTAACAAGAAGTTTTTGTGAGAAAATGATAAAAGCAAAAAAGATATATCGCAAAGAAGATATATTAAAAATGACTACAATGGTAGTAAACCCAGGATGGGGTCCAAAAGGTGTAGATACATATTCAATTTGGCTTCATAAGGGCGGAGAAAAAACTGATTTATATAAAGGGGGCGGTGCGTGCCATCATTTCTGGATGCGCAAAACTTATATGTTTACACTAGATAGTAAACGTATTGATGTTAAAAGTCCCAAAGCACCATTAATAAGTGTAAATGAAGCTAAACGAAAAGGTTTTAAGCCAGAAGTAAATGATAAACTTGTAGCTAAAAGACCTATTGATATGCCTAATGAGGGTTTTTTACCAACTAATAAAAGAAGATAGATGGCAACAGTATTATTTATAAATAGAACAGATTTAGTAAGAAACTCAATTTTAGATGGGTCAATTAATACCGACAAATTTATTTTTTTCATCAAAATCGCACAAGAAATTGATGTACAACAAATCATAGGTACAAATATGTACGATGGTTTAACTGCTGCTATTGTAGCTGGGATTGATTTACCAGCTAATGCAAGATGGAAAATTATTTTAGATGATTATATTGTAAGTATGCTAATCTGGTACGCACAATCAAATTATATTCCATTCGCTGCTTATCAAATTTCTAATGGCGGAATTTTTAAACATAATTCTGAAAACTCACAAACTGTAGATAAAACAGAAGTTGATTTTTTAGTTGAAAAAGCAAGAACAAACGCAGAATGGTACTCAAGAAGATTTATAGATTTTATGAGTTTTAACCAAACTACCTACCCAGAGTATACTAATAATGTAAACGATGATTTATATCCTAGCTACAATGCTACATTTAACGGATGGGTTTTATGATTTACAAACCAAAGGCAAAAAACATCGAGAAACTTAAAATATTTCTAAAGAAGAAAAAAAATAAAAAGTAATGGCAAACGAAATATATTCAAAAAGTTGGTGGGGTTCTGGTGTTTGTGATAATACTGTAAACTGGGGTTTAGTTTATAAGCCTTATGCTGGTTGTGCACCATCAGAATCTTTTTTATTAGATGAGTATGGGGGTGCAACTGCTGCCTATAGTTTAAGAAATTTATCTTCTACAACCACAAGTGTTGTTAGGGTGAGGCGTTCAAGTGATAACACAGAGCAAGACTTTACAGCAGAAGAAATTACAGATGGTACACTAACTACATTTACAGGAACAAATGATGGGTTTGTGGCTATATGGTATGACCAATCGGGTAATGCGGTTAATGCGGCACAAGCTACGGCATCGAGACAACCAAAGATTGTATCTTCTGGGTCTACTATTTTAGAGGGGGGTAAGCCTGTATTGGATTTAAGTTCAACTACTTATTTTGATTTAAATTCATTGGTAGGCTCATCTAATTTATTTAGTGTTATTTCTTTGGATGACAGACAATTCATATTCTCTAAATCTACTGATGGAAATATGCATATGCTCCAAAGAACATTCGGCGGCGTTCCAACATATCGTTATAGAAAAACTGTCTCTGATTATAAATTCTCGAGTCATATCGTAAACACAAGGTTCTTGTTCAACTTTAATCAAGCCAACAACTTTGTAAAACAAAACGGATTGCAAAATTCAAACACAGCAAGTACACCAAGCGTAATGAGTATAGACAGAATTCTTAGTGGTTTAAACGGGAATAATTCTGTAAGTGGAATTATTCAAGAGTTTATTTTGTGGGATAATGGAAACAATAATAGCGGCATAGAGACAAACATTAACACTTATTACTCAATCTACTAATGGAAGTAAACGGATATAAATACCTAATAGAACAAGAAGCAATTGACGCTCGTAAAGCGTGTGCAGATTATTATGGTTTACCTAAAACACCAGAAGATGAAACTTTGTATTGGGTAGACTACAATACGGCAGAAGATGATACACCTGTATTTTGGTACATTATATTTGATGATAGTATTGAAATGGTGCTAGGAACACCAACAACATTTGATGTAACATTCCCAGAAGTACCAGTTAAAAAAATACCTACTAAAGAAATAATAGATATTACACCTACATTAAAAAAGGAATAAAGTATATTTGATACTTAATCAAAAATTTATAAAATGGGTACATTATCAAAAAGTGAGTTAAAAGTATTTAAAGAACAAGAACAAAAGAAACAAGCAATATTACACGATTTAGGGTTATTGGCTACACAGTCACATACACTATCACATATGTTTGCAGAACTTTCAATGAAGCAAGAAAAGAATAAAAAGGAACTTGAAGAAAAATATGGTAACATAGAAGTAAACCTACAAGATGGAACTTTTAAACTAATCACAGATGAAAAAAATAAGTAAACACATATCTTACAAAGAAGCAGTTGGCTCTAATTATGCTAAACAATACGGTATAAAGAATAAACCAAATGATGAACAAGTTGAGAATATGCAGCTACTAGCTGAAAAGGTGTTTGAACCATTAAGGGAGTGGGTAGGTGCACCAATTAAAGTTAATAGTATGTTTAGGTCTTTAGAATTAAATACTGCCTTAAAAGGTGCTGCAAGAAGCAGCCATCTACGTGGTGAAGCTTTTGATATTACAAGTATGGGCGGTAAGTCTAACCTTGAGATGTTTCATTGGATTAGAGAGAATTTAGTTTTTGACCAAATGATTTGGGAATTTGGCGCAGAACCAAAATGGTTACACGTTTCTTATAAAAAAGAAGATAACAGACAACAAGTATTAGTAACTAAAAGACCAGGTATATATCATACCTATTCTAATTGTAAATCTTGCTAAAATGATAACAGACTACAAAACACTTTTAATTAACGGTGGTACTTTTTTATTTTCAATGACAAACGCAGATGTATTTTTAAAAATAACGCTTTTACTTTTAACTATTGGTTATACTGCACACAAGTGGTATTTAATGAATAAAAGAAATAATGAGTAAAAAGAAGTTTAAAGATACAAGGGTTGGCAAATTCTTATCTAAAGCTGCACCAAACATATTGGGTGTGGCTAGTGATTTATTGCCTGATGCTGGTCTTTTAAAGATGGTAGGTGGTCTTATAAGCAATGACAAAGGTATAACACCAAAAGATAAAGAAGAAGCCTTAAAGCTACTTGAAATGGATATTGTAGAAATGCAAGAGGTTTCAAAAAGGTGGGTATCAGATATGTCAAGCGATAGTTGGTTATCAAAAAATGTAAGACCAATGATGCTAATCTTTCTTACAATATCTACCTGGCTATTAATTCTTATGGATAGCTTAAATATTGAATTTGGTGTAGGTACTGAATGGATTGATTTGCTTAAATCACTTTTAATTACAACCTATGTTGCTTATTTCGGTTCTAGAGGGATTGAAAAATACAAATACATTTCTCAAAAATAGAATACTATTCCAAAATCATTATTCTTATCTTTTATTTAGTAATATTTTTAGATTTATATTTAGATATATTTCTAATTATTTATTTTATATATTTGAAGTAATAAAAAAGTGTAAAGTTATTACTTATATTTTTAAAAAACAAATAAAATTTGGAAAACACAAAATGTATTGCAGTAAGAAAAGATTATTACCTATTAATTATAGATGATAAATCATTAGGTGAATTTAAAAAAAGCCAATTAAAACATATAATAGAAACCATAGATAATGCCATCTAAACTATCAAGAAGCAAAATAGTTAAAAAACTAGATGCTATATTTAGCCAGTACATAAGGTTAAAAGATGCAGACCATAATGGTGATGTATCTTGTTTTACTTGTGGTAAGGTTTCACATTATAAGGTAGGGATGCAATGCGGTCATTTTCAATCTAGAAAACACTATGCAACCAGGTGGCTAGAAATGAATGTAGCTGTGCAATGTGTGGGATGTAATATGTTTAAAGCTGGTGAGCAATATATTTTTGGTAAGTACCTAGATGAAAAATTTGGTTATGGTACTGCAGAAGAATTATATATAAAATCAAAAGAAACTGTAAAGTATTCTAATGATGAACTACTAGACAAGATTAAACACTATAAAGACTTGTTAGATAGTTTATAAAAGACTATCTTTGGGTATTCTGTTTTGTTAATGAAAAGGGGTTTGGCTATATGTCAAGCCTTTTTTTTTGCTTTATACTTTTAGTTATTAAATAATTTGTTTATATTCGCTTATTATTAATTTAAACTTAACAGAATGAGAACACAGAAACACGATTTAAAAGGCAAGATTAAAAAATTTGAATTAGAGTTGTATGAAGCAATCTTAAAAGAAGATGCAACTTTACAAATTAGAATTAAAGAAAATTTAGATGTATTAAAATCAACCTTATACAACATACAATAATGGCAACTAACTTTTCACAAGAAACTGCCCAGACTAAATTTGATGAGTATACATATAGAATAGAAGCTTTATGTAATAAGATAGAAGAACTAAAAGCACAAATAGAAGTATCACAAATATTTAAACAATAACAAAATGGAATTAAACAATTTATCAAAACCTTTAGAAATACAAGATATTGACTTTAGGGTACAATCAATTAACAAAGGTGGCTATGCCACTATATTAGCTTATAAAGATGCAAGGGTAGACATTAAAAGACTTAATGAGGTTTGCGGTGTATTAGGCTGGAAAAGGGAACACACAAGAGACAATAGAAATTGTATTGTTTCTGTTTGGGATGAAGCAAATAAACATTGGGTATCAAAAGAAGATACTGGTACAGAAAGTATGGCAGATAGTCAAAAGGGTTTAGCTAGTGATAGTTTTAAACGTGCTTGTTTTAATTTAGGAATTGGTATTGAATTATATGATTATCCTATTATACAAATTAAATTAGATAGTAATGAGTTTAAAATAGAAAACCAAAAGGTTAAACAAACCTGGGATTTAAAATTAAAAGAGTGGAAATGGGTTAGTGAGTTTAAAGGTAATAAATTAGTTGGTTTAGCTTGTAAAGACCAGAAAGATAAAGTTAGATTTGTATTTGGTAAGTTTGAAAAAAAATAGATATGATAAGCAACGAGATATTTGAACACTACAGAATAAAACAAAGAGAGGTTGTAAAGGCTAAAAACCTTTTAAGACTTAATGGGTATTCAGTTAGCAAGAATATAGATATTAAAATAAATAAAACACGAGGTGTTGCGTGTATTGACAACACCAAAATTTAATTTATATATTATGAGTGCAATTATCAACGGAAGTATTAGAGTAGATAGACTACCTAAAGAAAAATTCATCAAAGG